CTGATACACTAACAGGTAAAACCTTAGACGGTGGGTCAAACACATTTACTAATCTACCTAACTCTGCATTTAGTAATTCAAGTTTGACTTTTAGTGACGGATCAAACTCCTCAGCAGTAAGCTTAGGTGGTACAGTCACATTTACAGGCGGTGCGGGTGTTGATATAACCGAAAGCTCGGGTACATTAACATTTACAACTGACCTTAGTGAAATAACAGCAGACCTTACAGAAAGAGTTGACGATCAAGTTGCTACGCTTTTACAAGCCGGTGACAATATAACTCTTAGTTATGTAGATGGTGCAGGTACATTAACAATATCGGCTGCCGTTGGTACAGAAGAGGCACAAGATATAGTAGGTGCGCAGTTTGTCACAAACGGATCGCATACAGGTATATCTTTTGCTTATGACGATGCAAATGATGGTGCAATAGACGCAACTGTATCTTTATCACCTTTTAGCACAGATAACTTAAGTGAAGGATCTTCAAACCTTTATTACACCGATACAAGATTTGATACACGACTTGCTAGTAAAGATACCGATAACTTAAGCGAGGGATCTTCTAACTTATACTTTACAAATGCTAGAGCTAGAACTTCAGTATCAGTCACAGATTCAGGTGGAGATGGTAGTTTAGCTTACGACAATTCTACAGGTGTGTTTACTTATACCGGTCCAAGCGCCGCTGAAGTAAGAGCGCACTTTAGCGCAGGTACAGGTGTCACAGTATCTTCAGGTCAAATAAGTATTGGTCAGGCAGTTGGTACTACAAGTGATGTGACTTTTAACGACTTAGTTGTTTCAGGTGACTTAACTGTTTCCGGTACAACAACTACCGTAAATACTGAAACTATAAATTTAGCAGACAATGTTATTGTTCTTAATTCCAATGCAACCGGATCGCCAACGGAAAACGGTGGTATTGAAATTGAGAGAGGTGACGGAACTAATAAAACTCTTGTTTGGAACGAAACTACAGACAAGTGGACAATAGGAACTGAAACATTTGTAGCCTCTACATTTGAGGGTAATTTGACCGGTAATGTCACCGGTAATGTGACGGGTACAGTTTCAAGTATTGCTAACCATGATACTGATAGTTTAAGTGAGGGATCTTCTAATTTATATTACACAACCGCTAGGTTTGACTCTGCGTTTTCAGGCAAGTCAACTAGTGATTTAAGTGAAGGAACAAATCTTTATTATACAGACACTAGGTTTGACACAAGATTAGCAACAAAAGATACAGACAATTTAACAGAAGGATCTTCAAATCTTTATTACACAGACGCAAGAGCTAGAGCTTCGGTTAGTGCTACAGCTAGTTCTGGTTTGACATATAACTCTTCAACAGGTGTATTTAACTTATCTGCTATTCCAAATTCCAATCTTGCTAATAGCTCTGTCACAATAAATTCAAACTCACTTGCTTTAGGTGGTACTTTAACTTTAGACACAGATGATATTGGTGAGGGGTCAAATCAATACTTTACAACTGCAAGAGTTGATAGTCACTTATCAGGTGGTACGGGTATAGATTATTCGTCTGGCACAATAGCAATAGATAGTACTGTAGTGACCGAAAGCTCTACAGATACACTAACCAACAAGACAATAAACTTTGAAAACAACACAGCAATTATTGAGTTTGATGTCACGGTTGCAAATGTAAGCGGAAACAAATATCACCTAGACGGCGAAACAACAGCAAGTATTCAATTACTTCCGGGTATAACTTATAGGTTTGATACTAGTGATAGCTCTAACTCAGGACACCCACTTAAATTTTCTACAACTAAAAATGGTACACACGGATCAGGATCAGAATACACTACCGGTGTAAGCTACAACGGAACGCCGGGTAGCTCGGGTGCTTATACACAAATAGTTGTTGACGCAGCAACCGCAGACACTCTTTACTATTACTGTCAACATCACTCAGGTATGGGTGGGGACGCTGTTGTATCAGTACAGGGAACTTCTTTAAGTGCAAGTGATACAGATGATTTAAGCGAGGGAACATCAAATCTTTACTTTACTAACGCTAGAGCTCGTAGTGCTATTTCCGTCACAGATAGCGGTGGCGACGGGTCATTAGCTTACAATTCATCAACGGGTGTCATAACATATACAGGACCAAGTGCAACAGAGGTAAGGTCACATTTTTCAGCAGGTACAGGTATAACACTATCTGGTGGTCAAATTTCTATACCGCAGGCTGTTTCAACAACTAGCGATGTCACATTTAACGATTTAGTAGTTTCAGGAGATCTAACAGTAAGTGGTACTACTACAACTTTGAATACCGAAACATTGACAGTTGATGACAACATAATTGTATTAAACAATAATGTCACAGGAACGCCTAGTGAAAATGCAGGTATAGAAGTTGAGCGCGGTAGTTCTACAAATAAAACTTTAATATGGAACGAAACCGACGATAAGTGGACTGTTGGTAGCGAGAGGTTTGACGCAGGAAGTATTCACTCTACATTTACAGGAAACTTAACAGGTAATGTCACAGGTACAGTTTCCTCAATAGCAAATCACGACACAGATAGTTTGAGTGAAGGATCAAGTAATCTTTATTACACACAAGCTAGATTTGATAGTGCATTTACAGCTAAAGATACAGACGATTTAAGTGAGGGTAGCACAAACCTTTATTACACATCAACAAGATTTAACACAGCATTTAGCGGTAAATCTACTAGCGATTTGACAGAGGGTACAAATAAATACTTTACAGACGAAAGGGTTGACGATAGAGTAAACGCCTTATTAACAGCAGGGTCAAATATTACACTTACCTATGACGATAATGCTAATACACTTACAATCGCCTCAACAGATACAGAAGATGATTTATCTAATAACGATACCGACGATTTAAGTGAAGGTACTACCAACAAATACTTTACCGACGAAAGAGTAGATGATCGTGTAAATACTTTACTAACAGCAGGTAGTAATATATCCCTAACTTATGACGACGCAGCAAATACTTTAACTATTGCATCAACAGACACCGAAGATGATCTTTCAAATAACACTACAAGCGATTTAGCCGAAGGGTCAAATCTCTACTATACAAATGCAAGAGCTGACGCGAGAATAGCTCTAACAAATTTACAAGACTTAGCTAATGTAGGTTTTTCCGCACCCGGCTCAAGCGAAAATCAAAAAGTTGTATCGTGGGATAACTCTGCCGGTAGTTTTGCACTTGTTTCCGTATCTGGTTTGTCTGGGTCTGGTGAAACTAACACAGCGTCTAACATTGGAACAGCAGGTGTAGGCTTATTTGATGGTAAAGTTGGTGAAGATCTACAGTTTAAGAAACTTAATGCAGGATCTTCAAAAATAACTATTACGGACGATACTTCTAATAATGAAGTAGATATTGATTTTGGTACAGTTTCTATAAATGATTTAAGTGATGTTGATACGGCCACATCAGCTCCAAGCTCTGGTCAAGCGTTAAAATGGTCTGGGTCTAATTGGATTCCGGGTGACGCAAGTTCAGCTATATCACAACTTAGCGATGTCACACTTACATCTTTAGCTACTAACGAAGTATTAAGATACAACGGTAGTGCTTGGGTAAATGTAGGTCTTACAACTGACAATACAAGTGAAGGTAGTACAAATCTATATTTCACTAATGCAAGAGCTAGGGGTGCAATATCCGCAGCGTCAGGATCAGGTTTATCATACAATTCAACAACAGGTGAGTTAAGTACCGCAAGCATACCTAATTCAAAGTTAGCTAATAGTTCTATAACAGTCACCGACGGATCAAACTCAACAGCTACCGCTTTGGGTGGAACTATTACATTTTCAGGAACTTCTAATGAAGTAGAGGTTGCTGAAAGTTCAGGAACAATAACTATTGGACTTCCTAGTGATACAACTATTGGAAATGATTTAACAGTCACAAATGACATATCAGTTGGCGGAGATGCAACTATTACAGGAAACCTTACCGTATCAGGTACAACTACAACAGTTAACTCTAATACAGTAAACATTGGTGATAGCATCATAACTCTTAATAGCGACGAAACAGGATCACCATCACAAGACGGTGGTATAGAAATAGAAAGAGGCTCTGCTACAAATAAAACATTAGTTTGGGACGAAACAAATGATAAATGGACAGTAGGTAGTGAAACTTTTGTGGCAGGTACTTTTGAAGGTAATGCTACAGGACTTACAACTACTTTCTTAACAGGTAAGTCAGCACTAACAAGTGCAAGCGTGGCCGACGACGATGTACTACTTGTATATGATACAAGTACAACTAGTTATAAGAAGATCACAAAGAGTAATCTTGTATCAGGATCAGGATCTTCTCTAACAGGTGAAGCACCATTAACACTAGCCGATAGTTCTAGTGACCCTATTGAATTTTTAAATCTTGGTAGCACAGGTACGGATATTGATGTCACACTTACAGACGGTACAACCGACCCAATACAAATTACTTCTACAAGTGCTAGTGCAACAGCATTTAGAGATAATGACAACGATACGAAAATACAAGTAGAAGCAACAACCGACGCTGATGATATAAGAATATCTACCGCAGGTACTGAAAGAGTTAGGATTGAGTCGGATGGTGTATTTGATCTTAAATCTGCAAAGCTAAAGATAAACAGTAGCGCAGGTACTAACGGTCAAGCTCTAGTGACTGACGGATCGGGCAACATATCTTGGGGTACAGTTGCAACCGGTAGTACAGCAGTAGGTGATTTATCAAATGCAGATACTACAGGACTAGCTACAGGAGATAGCTTAGTTT